GGTGGATTGCGTTGAAGGTTGTGGTTGGACGGTGGAAGGACATGGTTAGGCTAGCTACACCATCAGACCGGCCTTTGGCTTGGACAATGTTTACTTCGATGCGCTGAAGCGTCTGGTCGTTCAAGTCCTGCGTGCCTCCGTCTTCCTTCTCGTCTGGGGCGTGGATGAAGATGACCCGATCCGCGTCTTGTTCGATGTTGCCTGACTCGCGGAGGTCAGAGAGGCGGGGAAGTCTGTTCTCCTTCTCCACTTCTCGGCCAAGCTGGGCTAGCAAGATGACGGGAATCTTCATGCTCACCGCAAGGTCCTTCAGAGCCATTGTCATCCGTCCAATGGCGATGTCGCGGGTCTCTCCACGTTCCTGCTGAGGATCGTAGCGTTGGAGATAATCCACGATGATGGCCTTGATCGGCATGAAGCTTTTGCACGCTTCAACACGGGCTGTAATCTGGCTTAAAGTTCTGTCCTGATCGAAGACGCTCAGGGTCTTCATCTCGGCAACCTCCTTAAGCCCTTGCGTGAACTTCTTGGCGTCTGCATCCAACACCTGATTGCGCCTTACGTTCCTCCAGCTAACGCCAGACCTAATCTGCGCAAACAAGGGGGCTAACTGCTCAATTGGCATTTCTCGGCTAAACAACAGTACATTTCCGTATTTCTGAGCCCAAGACCATGCCACTTGTCGAGCACAGGAACTCTTTCCGCGTCCGGGGCGTGCCGCAACAATGATCAATTCTCCAGCCGTAGCCTGCCCCATCTCCTTGTTCCAGTCAGACCAAGGCCATTCCAGCCCTGAGTTTTCCTCAGTCTGTTTTCCAGCTAGGATATCGGCCACCTTCCCAATGCAGTCGTTGGCTGCTTGGCTCAGGCTCTTGCAGACGTTCGTGGCATTCTTCAGAGCTAGCACCCGCCCAATCTTAGCTACGAAGTCGTCGAGGCTAGCCTTCTTAACGAGGGCTGCTTCCCGCGTTTCCTCGCTTATTAAGGCTATCTGACGTAACTGATAAAGCTCTCTTAGCTGGTCTAGGCTATAACTGAACGCAACCCCTGTAGCCACATAGGCTGTAGCCTCCGAATAGCCAGAGACTCCTCCCACACTATCCAGCTTTGGATCGGCCTTCTTTAGTTCCTCAAGGATGATGTGGGCGTCCAAGGGCTTGCCGTGAGCATGGCATCCCATGATCGTTTTCCAAATGGCCTGATGTGGACGATGGTAGAACCATTGCTCGCTAACCCGGTAGTCGAGAGCTTTGGATAGATAGGCCGCGCCATCCAAGACGATGCACGAAAGCACCGTCCGCTCTGCTTCGATTGAGTGTGGTAGGTTCATTCTCTTCCTTTGTTTTTCATGTAGGCTATGATTTCTTTCTTGGTGTGCGGGAGATCGGAGTAGTACTTCCTACGATGGACGATGTTGCCAATCGTAGTCTCAGTACTGTCCAAATCTTTCGCGATGGACTTGATATGCTGCCCACTCTTGTACCGCCTGATGGCTTCCAAGATTACGGCAGACGTAACCGGAGCACGCCTAACGTGATCCTTCCTTTCTGATACGGAAGCAAGAGCAATAGGAATATCTGTAGCATATTCATACTTGCTGAGATGCTTATCGAACAACCACCTGATGCTCTCCATTGTTTCGCTGATATTCATTTAGTTTCCTTTCTAGTTGTCTGGCAAATTCCGCACTCACCTTCTCCACTTGTCCACTCTGGAGTATCTTTCCAACCTCTAGGTCCGTCAGAGGCGTGGGCGATGGTTTCGATTTCATCCCAGCGTTTCCAAATTGGTCCGAAAGAACTGGCGAGTTCGTATTCTCGGTAGGGCTTTTTGTACGGGTAAGTAACGTGAGAAATGACTTCATGTTGAGTGATGTCTCCGCAGGGCCATTTGATCCATGCGAAGAGCGGGAGACACGGACGACGCTTGGACTTATTTGCAAGCTTCATTCTTCCACTTTCTGAAGAATCTCCGCGAGTTGGTTGCGGATGTTCTTCGCCAGAGCTTCCACGTTTTCGTATCCTCCCTCTCCATGTTTGACTACGCTGCGTAGATGCTGGTCGATGTCGTGCATTACTGAGAACGCTTCCATAGCGTGGATGGCACGCTGATGCTCATACCGTTCTTCTGGGAGAGTGAATTCAAGAATGGCTTTCATTTATGGCTTGGGCTACGGATGGGAATTGCTGGTTGAATATTTCTTTGATGGCTTGGGCTACGTCACGGTGCTCCTTCTGCGTACCATCAGCACAACGCTGCTCAAGATAGTGAATCCAAGAGCGGACATTGCCGGTCATGTACAACGTAGTCTGCGTGCAGAGAGGCAAGATCATCCGAGCTGTCTCCTTGCTCACTCCGTATTGAAGCAGTAGGTTGTAGGCTTGAAACGCCTCCTGAACTACTCCCGCAGCCATGCCTTCGTTGATGTGATCTTTGTACACCTCTCCACTTGCTTGCCTGTTAGTCTTGTCCTGAGTGCGTAGTTCAATCGGCTCGTAGGTTGCGCTCTTGGCGTATCGCTGGCTGAACTCTTGGAATGTGAACGACCGATGCCGCAGGAGTTGCGCCGCGATGGCCCTGCTCGTCACAATCTCCACGGTCATGGAGACAGTCTCAAAAATTGACCAATGTCCGTGTTTCACGCAGTAGCGTAAGAGTCTGGGAGCGGTCTCTACGTTTAGTTGGTTAGCTGGGTTGCTCACCCTAGCGCAATAGCTGATGAGTTCATCAGCCGTATTGATGCCTTCAACGAGCGGCTTAGTTACCGCTATCAGTTTCACGTTCATTTGGTATGTAGCAGTCTAGTTCTTTTGGGTTGGAAAATTGGCAGATAGGAAGTCCGAGCTTCTCAGCCCTGTCCTCCACGTCTTGCGTCAAAGCGCGGAAACATCGCTTAAACTGCGTGCATCCATCGCCTGAGCAGAAGGTCATGTCTTTGTAGGTCACGGCTGCGCCTCCTTTGGTTTTGTGTAGTCCTCTACCGGAGGGAGTTCGTTTTGATTCATCTCAATCGAGAAGTGCGGCTTTGATGCCCACAAGCATCGGTAAGGATTTCCGTCTGCGTCATACCATCCAATCCACCCACCGCTTAATTGCTTCCACCATTCTCCGTTGGCCCACGCCCGCCACGAAACATAACCGTCGTCGCAGCGCATTGTGATGTACCAGCCTTTGCGCCTAGGTGTTTTGGTCTTTGGGTTCCATTTCATTTGCTCGCCTCTCTTTCGGATTGAAGTTGCACCCGAGCCAGACGTTCGGCCTTTCGGCTTTCTTCAAGTTCGTGCTCAACTGCGGCAAGCCTAGCGGCGCGATTGGCAAACTGCGTGCGCTCGGATTGAAGTTCCTCACATCGGCTACGGAGAGCGGCGTTCTCCGTTTCCAGCTTGTCCACCATTGCGCGGTATTCCACGCAAGCCTTAAGCAGTTTGGATGTGTCAGTTTCCATTATCCCGATCCTTCTTTAGTTGTTCACGTTTTTCCTTCAACCGTTTCTCAAGCTCTACCATCTGCTCTGGACTCATCAGATTGATGCAGGTGAATGCAATCAACGAATCATCGTCAAACAGTCTGGCTAGGATGGCGTATTCCTTCTCGTAGAAGCGAAGCGCGGCCTCTACCCCGTACTTCTGCTTGTATTCATCAGCCAGTTCCTTGGCGTGGAGGATTGAATGCTCTCCCCATCGCTTATGCTTAAAGGCGAACATTTTGTTTTGTGTTTTGTGCTATGAGTTTTGCAAGTCCTATGATTAAAAGACTATTTGTTTCAAATCTTTTGTGACCTAGTGTGGACTCCACTACTTCTTCTCCAAGTTTGCGAACCTGAAGAAGGATGGCCCGCGCCTCCTCATCCTTAATCTTCTCAATGGTTAGTGCCATATGGATGTCTTGTTTTTCCAAGGGTCCTGCTCTTTGTACTCATCCGCATAGGGGATGTCGTTCAGGTCCATCCGTGTTTCTTCCAAGAGTTGGATGGCTATGAGGTCTATTTCTTGATCCATTTGAACTCTCCTTCCATGTTGTAAGTGGCCGCGCCATTTGCAATGGCTTGCTTCTCCATCTTCAACGTAGCTTCCTTAACTCCCGTGATGTGAGCTAGGATGGTTAGAGCAGCTAGTGCTGTGACTATCATCACTACGATGAGTATGTCTTCTTTGTCTTTCATGATTTGTTTGTTTGTTGACTGACTCTGTTGTTTCAAAAGGGCAACGCCCGCCAGTTTGCAAGCTAAACTTAACGCCGCAGGAAAACTTTGTCACATAACCAAGTTGCGCTAGCCTAGATGCAGAGACTTCCATGCAGGATTGCTCCCATGTCTTGATTCCTGTTGGCTTATTCCTCCAAGCAAGCTCAGAGTTTCAGGGCAGACGGTTTGCGCTGAGCCTGAGTGCTTTCGCCCCCACGCCATCCCTATCGAAGTCACCAAGTTTCGGAATGGACTTTTGTCTGCCTACCTAGCCAAGCTAAGTGTTTCGCCGTTTAAGGCGTCCGGTGCAATGTGGCTGATAAGTGGCCGGAACCCTACTCGGGCTTCCGTAAAATTAGAAGCCCAGCGAGGTAGAGCTCTCGACTGGGCCAGCCTCATCGGTTCTACCGACAAGCGCAAAGTTTCGTTGAGCGGGCTCTACTCCGCAACCAAAAAGAACGTCTAACTACGAACGAAGATACCAGATGGACGCTTGACATCAAGCAAAAGTTCAAAGAAAATTGGCCTTATGACGCAAGATCGTGAATCCCAACTAGATATGTTTGAACAAAGTTTCAGAAAAAAGGTTGATTCAACCCCTAAGCCCGCCCTGCGGCGCATCCACACCCTTAACGACCTTGCCAACTGCGACTTTTCTCCTCCTGCCCCGTTTCGGGTGATTAGGATTAGCCCCACCGAGGTTATGGTCCTTAAGGAGGGATTCGGCCTTTAAGGAGTATTTTGAGGATTCGCCCTTTAAGACGTATTTCGAGCTAGGTCCATGACGCCAGATATTTGCACGGTTCTGGACGGTGTCAGGAATCTGCCTATAGGCAATCCAACGGTCGGTGTACAGCCTGAAGAGCCGGTAGGAACCCTCCATCGTTTCGCGGTCCCTTAGCTCCACGGCATGGCCCCACTTGATGCAGTCTAAAACGACGGCGGGTTGAATTTGGGCTGGTCCTACGGCTTTGCCGTTCCTAGCGTTCAGGTCGCCGCCAGACTCTAGCTGGACGATGGCTAGGAACAAAGCCCAGAGAGTCGCGTCGCTCATGGCCCATTGTAGGCCATTCCGCTTGATTCTAAGCAATAAAAAACCCCTACGCCATAAGACGTAGGGGCCAACACAACAGAACCCGCTTAAACGCTCAGCAGGTCGAAAGCGCGGGCTTTCAGGGCATCACCTGACCCCATGAGGACCGATTCAAACCTTACTTCAGACTCGTCGCGGCCTTCAGTTACACGGGAAGACCGGCCATGATCGACGTATTCGGTCACGGCATTGAACGCATCCCAGCGGGTGCGGCCAAGATTGCCCGTACCAGCCGAAAACAGCCGATTGAGCTCTTTAGCCTGATTCTCGACGCGGGTTGAGGGTTCAGAGCCTTCCTTGATGCCCAGCAGGATGTTGAAGGCTTTAGCAGCCTCCGCCGCCGAGAACTGAGCCTGAGCCATGCGCTGGGCCGCAATGCGCTGCTTTGTTTCAGCCTCCTCAACATACCCCAGCACCTGAAGCGCGGCCTCAATGCCCTGATTGACGTTCTTGGTATGACGTACCCCAAACACCCGATTGCCGCCAGAGACGGCAAGCTTCCAAGTGTTCGCGCAAACTACCCTGATATTGGTCCGGTGCAATTCAAAACATCCTGAACCATCATGGCGGTTGAGCCAGAGATCATAGGTGAGAACGGAGTCGCCCTTTTGCGCTGACCACGCTTCACGCTTTACTAGCACCCATTCCCGCTGCCCGTTGCGTAGGGACCCGGCAGCGTCAACGACGGCCTGCCCGCCGTAAACGCCCTCCAGAATCCTGTACATGGTTTCGGATTTAAGTACCCCGTACCCATCGCCCACTACGGCAAGCGGCACCTGCACGCCCTTAGACGTAACGCCGACAAGCCCCTTCTGATTGGGCAACGCCAGCCCGTTAAGCATCACCGGCACCTCCAGAATGTCCCGATGCCCCACCCCCTCAGCGTAAACACGCAGAGGAGAGAGAAGACCGGCGAAGACGGTCCCGAGACCATGCCAAGCGGGTTGATTGCTGCCGAACACTACCGTGTCATTGATTTCGATTTCGTGGCTCATGTTTTTACCTGTTTGTTTTTTGTTTCTCCGTTATCGGATTGACCACGAGAATGGGAGCTAGAAATCAAAAGTCAACCATCTTTTCGCAAGAATAGTTGGTTTTCTTTTTCTTTGTTTCGACGTAATCGCATTCAAAGCAGATGAGCGACCCGTCCTCCAACTCTTCAAAAACGTGCTCAGACTCCGCACATTCCTTCACATTCATTCCCCCAGAGCGATTGTCCTTTTTCATGGTTTGAGAATTCCACCTGATCTATTGGTTTGCAAGACCTATGCAAAAACGGAACGCCATTCAATTTATTGTCCACGGATGGATTGGCGTGAACAGCTTGAAATTTGCGCTCAAATTCAGCCGAGAATCTAAGCTCATCTGCCGTCAATTTACGCCATTCTTCGTCAGAATGGAAAGGACAAAACACGCAAGATGATCTGGGTGGTTGCGGAAATCCGTTCCTACTCATCCACGCCAAGCAATCTGAACGCTTCATGTTCAACTCGACCAACGGCCATCTATGCTTCGCCCACGTTTCCAGCGAAGGCTTCATCCTGTGCGCCTCATCTGCACTTATCCCAATCCAGCTAACCACCTCAGACTCCCCCCGTAATTCTCTTAGCTTTCTTAATAGGGGTTTCACCTTATAGTCGGTTGTGCAGCTACGACCCGCCAACCCTAGTGAATCTGGGCTTTTCACATAGGCTGGGATTTGGCTCTGGGCGTAAGTTTTTCCAGTCTTCTTGCTAACCCTAATCCTGAGTTGATTCTCGGCCAAGCTCCCTGCTGTGACCACATAAACAGGGAAGGCCAATCGCGGCTTAAGCCATTCCAGCCACTCGTAAACAGCTTTGGGTTCGCATTGCGTGTCCGCAAATATGGCAAACGAAGGCATAGGCTGTATTTCGCCCTTGGACGCCATAAGGGCCATAGTGGACGATTGAACACCTGCGCCTAGCGAAATAGCATGGATTGGTCCTTTAAGGGACTTCCACTCCATAGTTTTGTCATCAGACTTTTTCCAATCAGATGCGATTGAATCCCTTTGGGATTTGGCCTTTAGATAGCGATTTCTAAAGTACTCTTTCCTTTTGGAATATTCAATCATGGGTTTATGCTTTAAGTTTCAAAACCAAAGGCAAGTCAATTCGGATTAGCCCTTTAAGCGGATTCGTCCTTTAAGGGGATTCGTCCTTTAAGGCGTTTTTTTACTATAAAAACAAACGTAAAACAAACAATGCCAAATAGATATATATTATATATACGCTATATATTATATATAAAATATAGCAATATTTATATAGCTATAGCAACTGTTGCCATATCGTCATGGGCTTACATATCGCCCGCCGCCGCCCCTGTAGAAACTGAGCCGCCGCCCACGTTCTCCCGGGAGAGCCCCGCCCACCGCCGCCGGTGTGGAATGGCCTCAGAAGCCGCCGCCGGTCCTGACCCTCTGGATCTGGCGCGGTGTGGAAAGATCTTAGCCCGGGCTCCAGATCGCCGCAGGAGGGCATGAAAAAGCCCCGCCCGGATTTCTCCAGACGGGGCTCGCGCTCAGGAGCTCAGCCCACCACCGCCGCCACGAGAGCCCACAGGAGCCCGCCCAGCGCCACGAGTAGGAACGCCGCAGTTGCGATCAGGTCGCCCCGTTTCATACGCCGCCCCTCCACAGGTCCAACGCGTCTGCCCGGTAAGCCCCAGACGCCACCGCCCACTTGCGCGAGAGCTCCCGGGCGTCCTGCCCCTTCTGGAACGTCTGGACCTCAGCCGCGCCGTCAGGGGTGAAGACCGCCGCTTTCATCTGCCCGTGATCGCCCACGGGCTCCGCGCCCACGGTGGCAAGGGCTTCGTCCGTCGTCCCCCACGCCCAGCCGCTCCGGGACCGGCCCACCCGGAGCCGCGCTTTGTCGTCCCGGGCGACCACAGCTTGCCAGCCGTCACGCCGCCGCAGGAGCAGCGCAAAGGCGAAGTACCCAGAGACCTGCTCCAGCCCCTTCGCCCCGCCCTGATCCCACGCATGGAGCAGGAGCTCAGAGTCACAGGTGGTGTACACATTCTGGAGCGTCTCAGAAGAGACGACGCCGTTGTGGATCAGCGCCGCCGTCCCGTTGTCGTCCAGCATCGGATGCGTGTTGTCCAAATCCACGCCGCACGTCGCCGTGCGCCCGTGGAGCAGGAGCCAGCCGCCGTCTGAAGGACGCTCCAGCCCGGAGTGAGCGAAGAAGCCGTCCGCCCATGCGGGCAGATCGCCGGAGAGCTCCGGGGCTGAGCTCTTCGCCCAGCCCAGCCGCCCGTCCTTGCCAATCCACGCCGCCCCGAATCCGTCCGTCTCGCCGGAGCGGGAGAAATAGGACCACGCCGCCCGGATCAGGCGGTTGCGTTGTGAAGCCGTGTGCTTCTGGAGGATGATGATCTTGCACATGGTCACTCGACCTCCTGCTGAGCGTTGGAGCCGTACAGGTGCGGGTTCAGAGCCGCGTGACGGCTCCGCCAATACGCCAGATCATGCGCCGCAAGCGGCAACTGCTCCAGCACCGCCACACATCCGCCGGGCTTTGGTTTCGTCCTCAGAGCCGCCAGCAACTCCAGCAGACGCACCCACGCCAGAATTTTGGTGTAGTCCGTCGTCCCGGAATGGAGCCTCACCTCCAGCGTCTGGTGCGCTGAGAACGCGCACAGGTTCACCGCCCGGTAACGATCTTTCCATGAGGTGCCAAAGCGGCAGTAGGAGTTCTCCCGGCGTGACGCTGGCACGAGCTCCTGAAGAGCGCACAGCCACGCGTCCATCACCTTCGCCCGTTTCTCCACCTGTGCCTCAGTCTGCCCGCGCTGGTCCAGATGGACGTGGAGCCCGCAAGAGCGGTTCACCTTCAGCCCCAGAGCCTCCAGCCGCTTGCACAGCCTGAACAAGCGCGGCTCTAGTTCACGCCGTACGAGCAACACCCGGACCTCGTGGGCTTGTCCTTCCGTCGCGCTGATCGAGCCGTCTGAAGTCACCCCGGCCCAGAGAGGAAGAGCCTCGGCAAGGGCTTTCCGGGAGACGTTGCCGAAACACTCGATCTCCACGCCCACCGCCCGGTCATAACGGAACGTCGCCGGACAAAGCGGCTTCGCCCTGATCTTCTGGAGGAATGTCTGCCCCTCCTGCTCCGGGACCGGGAACTGTTGGCGCCACAGCCGCGCCGCTTGCCTAACCACGGTGGTGTGACCCATCGCCCACATCGCCTGCCGGAGCTCCCGGTCCAGCCCGGACGCTAGCACAGACGCCCAAAGCCGCCGGTCTCCGGGAGTCCTGAACCGCAGGAGCGGCAAGTAAATCACCCCGGCATCGTCCCAGCCTTCCGGGCAGCAGAAGAAGAGGTCACAAGCCCAGCCCGCGCCCCTCGTGCTCTCCTGCTCCTCCGGGAAGCCCCTCTGGATCAGGAGCCGCCGCACCACAGCCCGCGCCGTGACGGAATTAATAGGCAACCTGCTGTTGACGCTGAAGCGTCCATCCTCACAAGCGGCCACAGCCTGAGCCCAGCCGCGAACGTATTTTTCGAACGTGTTTTTCATCTGTTGTGTTGTGTTGTTGTTGTTGTGGGGCTGTTGCCCCGGCCCAGAGAGAGCAGAGAGCCGCCCCTCTGGCAAGCGGGTTCCGAGACCTCTTCACACCGCGCCCAGATCGCCCAGCCGCCGGACCTGCGGAGTCCTCTTCACACCGCCGCCCACCCCAGCCCCTCCAGCCGCTCCAGCCGCTCCAGATCGCCCCCGGCCCACCGTCTCCCGGGCTCACCTCCAGCCGCGCCCATCTGCTTCAGATGCACAGGAGAACAGGAGCAGAAATAAGAGAGTTGCCATAGCAATGGCAATTTCACCCGGTTGCCATATCTGCTTTGCATGGGCTGTAGCAATCCATTCACCCCTTTTAGCAAATTGGTCCTCGCGTATAGCAACTGAGATATAGCAACTGGGGAATTTCCCCCAGGGTGTTTACCTAGTCCATTTCTGGGGTATTTCCCACCCATTTCCTAGGGTGTTCCCCCTAGGGGAGGAGGGGGTTTTACCTAGGGGGGGGTGGGTTAAATTGGGATTGGTCTAACGGCCTTTTTAAAAAAATTCTAAAAGGACCCACCTAATGCGACAAGTCACACTCGGTTCTATAAACCTGTATTAGATGACGGAAGAAACAGGTGAAAAGTTACACTAGTTTCTAAATGGAGTTTGTAAGTTGTTGGTAGATAGCGCTATTAGTTCTAATAATGTTCTACAGAAAATGCTTGTCTCGCGGGTGTAACAGAGTCACAAGGAGATATGGGAAGGAAGAAGATTAGTGACTTGGCTAAGTCTGTTGCTGATAATGGCAACGGAAAGGGCAACTATCTGGAGAGGCGGGACCCTGCTACGGCTGTCAAGGCTCTGGATATGCTGGCTAATGGGGACAGCTTCCATACCGTTAGTAAGGCTACGGGGTTGACATGGGAGACTGTTAGTCGGCTAAAGGCTAGGCACAAGATGGTGTTGGATGAGCGTAGGGCTATGCTGGCGGAGGATGCTCTGGAGATTGCGGAGGGACTTAGGCTTCTTCAGAAGGAGAAGATGCGGATGTTGGCGGAGGACCCTGAGCAGTTGGCGCGGACTAACATCAGGGATTTAACCCTCCCTTGGGGTATAGCTCAGGACAAGTTTTTGTCGGCTATGGGAGAGAACAAGGTGACCATTGAGCACAAGACGGCGGCTCCTAGCTTGGAGGACGCCATGAAAGCGATTGAGGAGGCTAGGGCTAAGCTCAAGGCTGGTTCTATGGAAGTTATTACGAAGGACGTAACAAATGAACCTACCCAACAAGAATAAGAAGCTGGCTTTTGAGTTTCAGAAGATTCTGCTGAGCCGTGCCATCAACGCTCTCTGCAAGGCTACGGACTTGAGCCGTGAGGAGATTTTCGAGTGGTTGATTGATGGTGAGAAGTGGGACGGGGTTAAATACAAGGACGGCCCTAAGTGAGTTTGGTTTGGGAAAGACATGAGGTGCTGAGTCCGCCGACCGATGCGGAGTTGGCGGCTATGTCCCCAGAGGACGTTCTCAAACTCCATGAGGTTTACCATTCGGCCATCGCAAATAGCAAACGCGACCCCTATCGGTATGGATGGAAGCTCCCCCATTGGAAGGATGCGGAGGAATTGTTGTCTACGCATTCCGAGCTTCTGGTTAGCGGAGGCAATAGGTCGGGCAAGACAAGCTGGGCGGCTCACGCCGTCGTAAGGGCTGCGGTGGAGAATCCACAGTCCACCATCATGTGCTTTGCCCAGAATGCGGATGTGTCCATCCGTCAGCAGCAGAGCGCCGTATACGATGCGTTGCCAGAGGAGTACAGGGTGAAGGTGT